TTTTGGACTTCGATATCACCTACACTAGCAACAGGTGGCCGTGCTATTATTACGAGCACACCTAACAGTGATGAAGATACATTTGCACAAATATGGAAGCAGGCCGAGCAAAAGTTCGACGAGCACGGTAATGAACAAGAGCTCGGCGTTAACGGGTTTCATAGTTTTGTTGCAAGCTGGGATGAACATCCTGACAGAGACGAAAAATGGAGAGACGAAGAAATCGGACGTATCGGCGAAGAAAAATTTCGTCGTGAATACGGTTGCGAGTTTTTAGTATTTGACGAAACACTAATTAACTCAATTAAACTTTCATCCATGGAAGGAGTATCGCCTATTCTCAATATGGGTCAAACTCGTTGGTATAAAAAACCTACAAGCCAGTTTACATATTGTGTAGCACTTGACCCTAGTATGGGTACAGGCGGCGACTATGCGGCTATACAGGTATTTGAATTGCCTACTTATGAACAAGTAGCAGAGTGGCAACACAATACAACAGCTATACCAGGACAGATTAGGGTACTATCCGATATATGTAAATATCTTGTGGAAGAAACAAAAAATCCTAACGGTATATATTGGAGTGTAGAAAACAATGGTATCGGAGAAGCAGCACTAATCGTTATAAACGATTTCGGGGAAGAGAATATACCAGGCCTTTTTGTGTCTGAACCAATTCGCAAAGGACATGTGCGCAAGTTCCGTAAAGGTTTTAATACTACACATAGCACCAAGATTACAGCATGTAGTCGATTGAAAACAATGGTAGAAAATGATAAAATGATAGTAAAATCTAAACCATTGCTTTCAGAATTAAAAGGATTTATAGCTACAGCATCAAGTTATCAAGCAAAGCCTGGCATGACTGATGATTTGGTTAGTGCCACATTGCTAACCTTAAGAATGATGGATGTACTCAAAGATTGGGATCCAAGAGTTTACAATACCTTCACACAAGCAGAAGACTTAGAAGATTACGAAACACCTATGCCGATCTTCATAAGCACCAACTATTGATAAATACAAAGCAATGAAGAATTTAGATTTAATAGCAGAAGAACTTTTTAATAAAATACGAGGTCGCTTTCCTAGTATCACTATCGGTGACGGCGAAGGTAAAGTGACAAACAAACCCAATGAATCAAGATTTTACGATTTTGATTACACAGAGGGCGATCGTAAACTTGGCAAAGTTAGTATAAGTTTATCAAATGAAACAGTAGAAGTAATGTATTCTAATGATTTTGTTGCTAACGAAGATATAATTACTAGAGAAAACTGGTATGACTTTTTAAAAGAATTACGTCAATTTAGCAAAAAACGTATGCTGAAATTTGACACAAGAAATATTAATAAATCAAATCTAGATCAAAGAGATTACAAATTTTTAGCCACAAATCGCACCGGAGATGATACAATGAACGAATCAAAGATGTATGGTACTAGCAAGACCAGCTATCAAAATGTCGGAGAAGCAAGGATAGCAATCAAGCATAGTAAACCAGTAAACACTGAATCAGCAACAGGAAGAATTCAAAATATAAGTTCTATCTTTATCGAATCACCTGAAGGAGAAAGATTTAAATATCCTTTTAAACATCTCAACGGTGCAAGAGCAATGGCACGTCATGTGGCAGAAGGCGGTAAACCATTTGATGATTTTGGTAATCATATTACAGGACTTTCAGAGGAGCTAAACAGCCTTAAAAAGTTTAAATCGTACGTAAATCGTTCAAGTGTAATGGCAGAAGGGTTAAGTGGCTACATGCTTCCTGTCAATGAAAGACTAAACAACATCAAAAAAACAATATCATCCCTACAGAAAGAATCAACATATCGCACAGCATTTGAAAATTTTGAACAGCCGGTGTTTGAAGATGTGCCAGAGGATGTCGCCGAAAATTGGATTGATCAACTTACTATAAAACAGTTTAATGAAGAACTTAAAGATGTATTCCCATTTGTTTATAGACTAGTGAGCGAAACAACAAAGGCTAAAATTGTTGGTGCAAGCGATCTACTAGGCGAAGCTCCTGTTGATGATCTCGAAGTTGGATTACCTGCAGAAACATATAAAGTACAACCAGGTGATACATTGTACAGCATCTATATGAAGTTTAAATATGATAACTTCCAAAATCATGATAGAGATACGGCAATACAAGCTATTATGGATGAAAACCCAGACATTGAAGATCCGTCAATGATTCAGCCAGGTATGATTATTAAAATGCCATACTTCATGGGATCAGGACCAAGTGGATCTACTAGAGGGCTGCCGCCAGGCGGCTTCCAAAAGTATGAAAGTGAACTTGAGAGTGCATTCGAAGAAACTATGGGACAATTTGCGGAATCCATGTGTGAAGATTGCGGCGAAAGTCCATGCATCTGTGGTGATAAAACAGATGAAGGAAATAAATTTTCAAAAGCATTAAACAAAGCACGTGACAACGACGAAGACGAAATAGAAATAGATGGCAAAAAGATTCCAGTTACTGAGTTTATTTTGTCAATGTATGATCGTGAAACAGGACAGTTTCCAAAAGGCGAAACAGCAGTACTAACAGCAGTAGAAAAAGATTACGGCGAAGAGTACATTAATCCTGCTAAGTCATTTATTGAAGCTGTAAATGCAAAGTTTGAAGAATTCAACGGATATAGAGATCCTGAACTACAAGAAGAACCCATCTCAGAGTTAGGTGCGGGTGGCCCTATTTCAATGGCAATTGCAAATACCGAATGGGGATCAAAAGTAGCTCAGTTTTTTGGTGATGTCGCAACAGCAAAATACGGAGTGGTAAACCTGTTGAGAATGGCACAACAAAAATATGGTCCTGCTATATATGACAAAATGGGCTTAACAGATGAAGATCAAGCAGAAATTCAAGCTAAACTTAAAGCGCAAGGCGAAAAGTATGAGCAAAATGACCTTGATAACTTAATAACAACTGGAGTCAAAGGTTCGTACGAATTTATTGCAAAGTCAATTAAAGACTTTGAAGAACTGATTAGAAATAATCCTAATCATCCTAAAGTACCTCAAGTAAAAGCAGAGTTGGCTAAACTAAAGCCAATGCTTGCACAAGCTAGAAAAGATTCAGGTATGGGTGAATCACAAGATGACGAAGTTGAAGAATCAGGACTACAGTACTACACAGGCAAAAAGAAATACGGTAAAGATGGCATGGCTGCTCTTGCACAAGCCGGAAGAGACGGTGCGAGCGAAGAAGAACTAGGCGCCATTAAAGACAAGTACAAAAAAGAATCAGAAGATTTAAGAAGATTAGCCGGATTATAAGTTCGGCTAAATTCTTGAAAATCTTGGCAATTATAGGTTGACAAGATAAATAAAGTTGTGTAGTATATAACATGTGCTATACAATTAAAGGCACAACGCATATAGGCAAACATTATAGGAGAAAAGGCACTATGGCATCATTAGCAGAAATTCGAGCTAAACTTAAAGCGCAAGAAGCAAACGCTGGCGGCAACAAAGGACCAAGCGGTCCAAACCCAATTTATCCATTTTGGAATATGAAAGAAGGCGAGAGTGCAACTCTACGTTTCCTTCCTGACGGTAATGCAGACAACACTTTCTTTTGGAAAGAGCGTTTGGTTATCAAACTTCCGTTTGCTGGCGTAAAAGGTGAAACAGATTCACGTCCAGTACAAGTACAAATTCCATGTATGGAAATGTATGGCGAGACTTGTAATATTCTCAACGAAGTACGTGGATGGTTTAAAGATCCTTCACTAGAAGATATGGGGCGTAAATACTGGAAAAAACGCTCTTATATTTTCCAAGGTTTTGTCACAGACAATCCAATCGCAGATGATGAGGCTCCCGAGAATCCGATTCGTCGATTCATTATTGGACCTCAAATCTTCCAGATCATTAAGCAGGCGCTTATGGATCCAGACATGGAAGAATTGCCAACAGATTACACAGCAGGTGTGGACTTCCGTCTTAACAAAACATCTAAAGGCGGCTATGCAGACTATTCAACATCTAACTGGGCACGTCGCGAGCGTCCACTAGGTGATGCAGAAATGAATGCAGTTAACACACACGGGTTGTTTGATCTAAACGACTTCCTACCTAAAAAGCCAACTGATGTTGAACTTAAAGTAATGCAAGAAATGTTTGAAGCGTCGGTAGACGGTGAAGCATATGATGCAGATCGTTGGGGACAATACTTCCGCCCAGCAGGTATGGCACAGCGTACAGGTGACCCGCAAGTGGCAGCAAGCCCACAGGCAACTGCTACTAGCCAAAGTGCTCCGACACCAACTCCAGCACCAATGCCAGAGGCAGCACCTGCTCCAGTAGCAGAGGCAGCACCTGAGCCAACTCCAGCACCAGAGGCTGAAGCGGCTCCTGCAGAAGGCGGCGGCGCACAGGACATTCTTGCAATGATCCGCGCACGTCAAGGACAGTAATAACACGGCCCCCATCAGTTGCTGGAAAGAACTGCTTGGGGGTTCTTTACGCTTTTTAGATTAGGAGACATTATGGCGAATAAGGCATTTGATCCGACAAAGTTTCGGACTTCACTAACAAAATCCATTACAGGTATGAGTAGTGGTTTTAACGATCCAACAGATTGGATTTCAACAGGCAATTTTGCACTCAACTATCTTATTTCAGGCGACTGGAATAAAGGTGTTCCTCTAGGTAAAGTCACAGTGTTTGCAGGCGAGTCAGGTGCAGGTAAATCATATATCTGTGCAGGTAATATTGTAAAATATGCACAAGATCAAGGCATCTTTGTTGTGCTTATCGATTCAGAAAACGCACTTGACGAAGCATGGCTAAAAGCACTTGACGTAGACACTTCAGAAGAAAAACTACTTAAACTAAACATGTCAATGATTGACGACGTTGCTAAGACTGTTAGTACGTTTATGGCAGACTACAAAGCAATGAACGAAGAAGATCGTCCTAAGGTATTATTTGTTATTGACTCATTAGGTATGTTGCTAACACCTACTGATGTTGATCAGTTTAACAAAGGTGATATGAAAGGTGACATGGGCCGTAAGCCTAAAGCACTAACATCACTTGTGCGTAATACAGTTAACATGATTGGTTCTTATAATGTAGGTCTGGTGTGTACTAACCATACATATGCAAGTCAGGACATGTTTGACCCAGATGATAAGATCTCAGGTGGTCAAGGCTTTATATATGCAAGTAGTATTGTTGTTGCAATGAAGAAGTTAAAACTAAAAGAAGACGAGGACGGCAATAAGATTTCAGAAGTGCGCGGTATTCGTGCAGGCTGTAAGGTTATGAAGACTCGTTATGCTAAACCGTTTGAAGGTGTACAGGTTAAGATTCCATACGAAACAGGTATGAATCCATATAGCGGCTTGCTTGAACTATTTGAAGCAAAAGGCGTTATTGAAAAGAGTGGTAATCGCTTGAAGTATACTACACTTGAAGGTGAAGAAATTCTTGAATATCGTAAAAAATGGGTAGGCCCGCTACTCGATAAGGTTATGTCAGATTACTTAATTAAAGAGACTCAAGAGGTAAATACCTCAGAAGTTGACGAAGAAGCAACTGACGAACTGATCGAGGAAACTACTACTAATGAATGAAGAACAAATTGCTGATGTTTGGATGATGTTTAAAGAATATCTTGACAAAAAACATGTCGAGATGGCTGCTGAACGTTTTGTAGATTTAATGGCTGATTATGGTGTAAGTGATGAAGCATTTACTGATTTGTTAGGTACAGATGCTACATTGGATCATGCAATTAATTACTATTTAGATCTAGACGAAGACGAAGTATTTGAAGAAGAAGACAAATGGGATGAATAATGGGCTGGTATAGCGAAGTTAGTCGTGACATTAGTAAGATACCTGATGCTGTTGCATATTTTGAAACACAACTTAGCGAAGCAAAAAACGAGTGTAAACTTGTGGGTAATGTTGAAAAGGCTGCGGCTGCTATGCCAGGCATTGTTGAACATCGTTTCAATCAGCTTCAAGAAATTGAAGCAATCTTAAACTACTTAAACATCGAGCTACGTAGATTGCGTAGCTCGTACTTTAAGAAATATCTTGAAAACTATCAACGAGCTCTGTCAAGCCGTGACGTTGAAAAATACGTAGACGGTGAGGCAGACGTTGTTGACTACGAAAAAATTATTAACGAATTTGCTCTTATGCGCAATAAGTGGTTGGGTGTACTCAAAGCACTTGATCAAAAGCAATGGCAGATAACAAATGTAGTCAAGCTACGTGTAGCGGGAATGGAAGACGCTAGTTTGTAATGCCTCTATTAGATATTGTACACCAAGACCTATACAAGTTGTTTGAAAACAAATCGATAGCTGTTGTAGGTAATGCACGATCTTTATATCAGAGAAAATTTGGTAGGCATATAGATAATAATGATATTGTTTGCAGATTTAATCTAGGAATAAATCATGATAGTTATAAAACACACGGATCTAAAACTGACTGGATAGTTTATAATAATGAAAATTGGGCAAAGTCGGTCGACCTATTTAGTTTAGATACAAATGCAAATTGGATGCAAGTATATCAAAATCCAAGAGATTTTTCTAAATCTCTACCTAATCCAATATATATCATGCCTAGCTTTATTTTACAAAAAATACAAGATTATGGAAATTTTTCTAATGATTTGCGTCCCTCTATAGGACTTGTTTTTTTGTACTTTTTAACCTTTGCAAAACCGAGGCAAGTAAATATATATGGTTTTGATTGGAAAAAAACTCATACCTTTTACAACTATACAAGGAAGAGAAAAAAAGATGAACGTCAAAAAGGACATGATTGGGGTAAAGAAGAGCTATTTTTCACTGAAAAAATTCTTAAAGAAAGAAATAATTTTGAGTATTACATTAACGAATAAGTAATTGTTTAAGGAGAGTTTATGACAAAAGTTGTATTAGACGATGCACACCCACACTTAGGTGGAAACAATGTTGAGTTAAATAGACACACTTTTTGCCCAGAGAGTTGGAATTATGTTATAGAAAAGTATAAAATTAAGTCGGTAATGGATGTAGGCAGCGGATACGGGCATGCACCTAAATGGTTTTCAGAACAAGGTTTAGAATCTATCGCGATAGAAGGT